ATTATTAAACCCTTATGGAAAATATAAATTAAATTATAATGAAGGTGATACTCTTAAATTAGATATTAAAGAAAAATGGAAAATAGAAGGATTTGATGCTGTTATTGGTAATCCGCCTTATAATATACCAAAAGATGATAAATTAAAAGGTGGATACGGTGGTAGAAGTTTATGGGATAAATTTGTTATATATTCTATTGATAAATGTTTAATTAATAAAGGGTTATTATTATTTATTCATCCACCATCGTGGAGAAAACCAGAACATTATTTATGGAATAAAATGACAAAAGAAAATCAATTAATTTATTTAAAATGTTTAACAGAAAAAGAAGGAATAACATTATTTAATTGTGGTGTAATTGTCGATTATTATTTAATAGAAAAACAAAAAAAATATACTAATACAATTATATATTGCCAAGATAATAAAAGATATAATATTAATTTAGAAAAATGGAATTTTTTACCAAGTGGAAAAATAGATTTAATTGAAAAAATATTAGGTAATAATAATGTTATATATTCATCATCAATATATGATACAAGAAAAAAATGGATATTACAATTTAAAAATAAAGAAACAAAAGATGAATATTATAATAGATGTAAAATTGAAAAATATAATTTTCCAATTATTCATAATATGACAAAAGAATATGGTAATGGATATGTTTATTCTAATGAAAATAAAGGTCATTTTAATATAAAAAAAGTTGTATTATCTTTTGGAAGACATCAATACCCATATAATGATTATGAAGGAAAATATGGAATGTCTCAAATATGTTATGGTTTAGAAATAAATAATAAAGATGAAGGTGATAAAATATGTGATGCTATAAATAGTTATGAATTTAAAGAATTATTAAAATATACAAAATGGAGTACATTTCAAACTGATTGGAGAATGTTTAAATATTTCAAAAAAGACTTTTACAAAGAGTTTATTTAATAAATAATATTATCATAACAATTTATAAAATGGAAAAAATAAATATAAAAGAATATCATAATACAAAAGATTTTTGTAATTTATCAAAATCAATAGACAAGTTCTTAATACCTCACGAAAATGAGAAGAAACAAAACGCGGAAATATCAACACCTTATGAATTACGAAAAGATATGTTAGATAAAATGCCAGAAGATTTTTGGACGACACCTAAAAGAGTATTTGAACCTTGTAGTGGTAAATGTGGATTTTTAATAGATATTATTCATCGATTTATGGAAGGATTAAAAGATTTAATTGAAGATAAAGAAGAGAGATATAGAGTTATTATAGAAGAATGTCTTTATTATAGTGATATAAATAAAACTAATATCTTTATTTCAAAATTATTATTAAACCCTTATGGAAAATATAAATTAAATTATAATGAAGGCGATACTCTTAAATTAGATATTAAAGAAAAATGGGGAATAGAAGGATTTGATGCTGTTATTGGTAATCCACCATATCAAGAAGTAACAAAAACAGGTATTTCTAAAGGTGGTGGAAATAATTTATATACAAAATTTATTTATTATACTGATAAAAATTTATTATATAATGGTTATTTATTATTTATAAATCCACCTACATATTTTAGTCCAGGACGAAGTATAAATAAAAATAATATGAATTTAAGAAAAGATGTATTAGATAATTATTATTATCATTATATAAATTTAGAAGAATGTTCAAAATATTTTAATGTAGGAAGTAAATTTATTTATTATCTAATACAAAAAAATAATAAAAAAAATAAAAATTTAAGAGTTGTTTGTAAATATAATAAAAAGATTTATGATACAATATTAAATCAAGAATTATTAATAAGAGACTATATACCATATTTAATTAATAATATTAGTTTAAAAATTATAGATAAAGTTAAAAATAATAAAAATAATAAATTAAATATATTTAACTCACCTGATAATCGTAATGATAAGAAACATGTTTTAAATAAAAATAAAAATGAAACACAAGAAGAATATAAAATTAGAGCAGAAAAAAATAAATTTATATATCCAATACAAGCAACAAGTATTCAATTAGTTTATTCATCTAAAATATGTAAAAATCAATATGATAAGAAAATATTAATGTCTGAAAGTGGATATTTAAAACCATTTTATGATAATGGTATATTAGGAGTAGGTGGACATTGTTTTGCTTGTATAGTAAAAAATAAAGAAGAAGGAAATAAAATTATTAATTTATTAAATTCTAAATTATATAAATTTTATATAGAAATAAATAAATGGAGTGGATTTCATAATAAAGAAGTATTACAAGATTTACCTAATATTATTAATAATATTAATGAAATAAATGATAATAATATTTATAAATATTTTGAATTAACAAAAGAAGAAATAAAAGAAATAGAAAATAATATTTAATTATTATAAATAATAATGAATATAAATATAAAATATTATAATAATTATATTTTTATATTTTATTTATATAATAATCAGTAATAAGAGTTTGTTTATTATTTAATGGTGATAATGGTATAATAGGAATATTACCAAATGCTGTTACATTACCAGAAACTGTTAATGAACCATATTCATCTATATATAATATCGGCTTACCATTAAATACAAACCATACATCACCATTAGAACCTTCTACTGTTTCGAGCATTTATAATATAACATATAAAAATAATCTTAAATATATTTTTAGTTATTCATAATATAAGTAGTATATGCTAATATAGTAGCAAATATTAACCACATTATATAAGGTATTAATAAATAAATTGATAACATATTTGCTTTGGTATAATAATATTGTAATATAACTAATATGGCTGTAATTAATGTAAATAATGTAAATAAAAATCCACCTAATAAATTATGCATGCCGAACATTACTGGTGAGAACATAAAGTTTATTATTATATGTATTGTTGGTAATATCCAATATCTATAATCTTTATGATAATAACCATAATAAGATGATATACCTATTAATAAATATAATATAGTCCATCCAAATTGAAATACAAATGGTGGAGGCATAAATGAAGGTTTTTTAATTATTTTAAACCATTTATCAGGTTTAAAAATAAATCCTAATGATGAACCAATAATTAATGGATAAAGTATAAACAATATTACTTTAATATCGTCAAACATTATTTAATCTGTTACTATATTTTTAGTATATTATTTTATCAAATTATAAAATTAAAAATAATAATAATAAATAGTAAATAATGAATATGAATCCATCTCATCCTAATCCACACGATACGATGGTTTTAACAAAATATAGCATATTTGTATCATCGATACGTAATATATTCACAAGTTCTGTTGTAGCTTTAGCAATATTAGGCAGTGGAACATCATCTGTATTATTTGATAATGTTACCCTAAAACCATATGTTAAATTAATGGGTATCGCTTTATTGATAATAACAGTATTATATGGTTGGAATAATATTAATGATATAGACCATTTTGTACATATAAAAAAAATTATAAATGAAAAGACTAATTTATTTAGCACATCTTCTATTAAAACTGATATTTTATTAATGAAATTATATTTAATAATTCTAATTTTTGTTATTATTGTGGGTTTTGTGTCGTTTCTTTATTAAACTATTTGAATTTTATAACCATTATAAATGGTATTATTAGCATTATGAGATTTAATAATTTTTTGTGCTATTTTTAATTCTTTAATGGCATCAACAATAAAGTTAATAATGTGTATATAATATTTTCCATAAATAATTTTTAACTACTGTACCATTATTTGATGCATTTTTTAAAGATATTCTACTAAATTGATATATTTTTTGCACTTCTTGTATTGAATTATATGTTTTGATAATTTCATTTGTATCTGGATTTATTTTTTGAACTTTTATTGATGTTGATAAATATAATCTATCTGGTAATTTATTATAATTTGTATAATCATCTCTAATATCTTGTGGAATATCATTCCAATAATACCAATATCCACCATTAGATCTATTATTTCTTTTTAATGCTGGTGCTACATTAAATTCAGTAGCTGCTTCTTTTTTTGACAGTTATTATAAATTACATATAAATTTCATAATAAGTTTCTTTCCCCTTAATATTATCTAACCAATATTTATTTTTATTATCATTCCATTTATCACTTTTGTTTAAATTATCAACAGCAAGTAAAGGTTGTAGATTTGTATAATGACAACAATCTAAAAACTCTACTTCATTATCTAAATCAAACGAAGATACAGGTTTAATATGGTCTATATGGATGTTATCCCAAGTCATTATAGTATCAGTTGCTAAAAATGTATTAAAATATTCGATTTTTTTATCAAACATTTTAATAAGAATTTCAATAGAACACCCTAAATATTCTATACTATGTTTATTTTTGTCTAATGTAGATGATTTAAAGCATCTTTTTATTTGATTTCGTTGGAGTTTTACTAAATATAATTTAAAATTACATTCTTTACAACTTGATTTTTCTCTATTATGTTCGCATATAGAACCACCACCGCATTCTTTACATATTGATATTATTCTATTATGTTCGCATATAGAACCACCACCACATTCTTTACAACTTGATTTAAATCTATTATGTTCGCATATAGAACTACCGCCACATTCTTTACAACTTGATTTAATTCTATTATGTTCGCATATAGAACTACCGCTACATTCTTTACAACTTGATTTAAATCTATTATGTTCGCATATAGAACTACCACCACATTCTTTACATTGTGATTTAATTCTATTATGTTCGCATATAGAACCACCACCACATTCTTTACAACTGGATTTAATTCTATTATGTTCGCATATAGAACTACCACCACATTCTTTACATTGTGATTTTCTTCTATTATGTTCGCATATAGAACCACCACCACATTCTTTACAAGTTGATTTTTCTCTATTGTGTTCGCATATAGAACCACCACAACATTCTTTACATACTGATTTTACTCTATTGTGTTCGCATATAGAACAACCACCACATTCTTTACATCTTGATTTTACTCTATTGTGTTCGCATATAGAACTACCACCACATTCTTTACATATTGATTTACTTTTATTATGTTCGCAAAGTCTTTTTGTTCTACATTTTTTACAACTTTTATAAGGAAGTCCAGAAGATTTTAATTCAGTTGATATAAAATAAATATGACACCCAGAACATTTTAGTTTAAGAGTAGTATTTGTAGTTTCCATTATGTATTATAAAATACATAATTAATTATCATTTTTTTATTTATATTAATTGATAAAACTAATATTTTTCAAAATCAAAAGTATGACATAAAAACCATATAAGAAATTAACACAATATTTAATTGTAATGTAAAAAAATGAGACGATAATGATATGGTAAATTTAATTGGAATACGCAAGACCACCCATACCAGAAAGGATACGGAGGACATTGTAATTTACAGCATATACATAAATATTTCCAGAAACAGATGATGATAGTGATAAGTTAGCTACATCAATACGAGACATGTTAAGTGTGCCACTTGGTTGATGTTCTTCAGGCTTGATTGCAAATGAATATACATTAATACCTGGATGGAAATTATTTGGACAATTTTCGTGATGTTGATAAGGTTGTACGGTACAGAAATATTTGCCATTTCTTTCACTGAAACGATCATTTCCATTTAATTGAAGTTTAGCTTGCATTACTGGATTTTGTAAAATAGCATATTCATTTGGAGCATTACCACTCTTAGCATCAGAGAAATTATTCCAATATGGTTTTCCATCAGGATAAGTATTATCATCGACAGTAGGATGTATTACCCATATTAATTCTTTTACTGGATGATTAAAATTTAATCTAACAGATTTCATAGACGATGGTGATGTTGTAGCTGTTATGCTATCAGCACCTGTAAATTGTAATTGTTCAATTAAATATTCATGAGATAATTGAGCGAAACGTCTTCTTTCATCTGTATCTAAGAAAATATAATCTACCCACATAGATACATTATCTAAAGATAATTTAGATGAAGCTGTAGAAGAACCTGCTAATTGATTATTAAGAACAGGATAGGTAAGTGCTGTTGTTCCATCACCACCTTTTAATTCCATAGCTCTATTACATAAATTAGTAGAATTATCATATATTTCTGTTACAGAAGCATATTCTATATTAATTTTAACTTCATGATATTGTAAAGCAATTAAAGGAAGAGCAAGACCAACATTTCTGCAAAACCAGAATTCTAAAGGAACGTATAATTCATAAGTTTCTTGAGGACCTAAATATATAGATCTATTATATTTATCACCACCTACCATTAATTGATAACCTTCTTTTTTACCTGATGGTAATGTTAATTCATTCCAAATATATAACCATTCAGAATAATGTTTATCGATACGTTGTCCTCCAATTTCTAATTCAATAGTTTTTAATAATTTATGACCGAAATAAGGTACTAAAGCAATACCACCAGCTTCAGTAGCACCAGTTCCTTTAGTTGTATTATTTTTTATTGTAGCGTAGAAATATGTACGATGAATTAAATCACCATTTCTTGTAATTTGTATGCTTACACGAGAACCGAAACTATTATTACCATTAAATGATTGTTGAATTGCTTCAATTGCAAAGTTGGTGTGTCTGCGATAAACAACCTTGAAAAATGTAATTTGAGGATTTCCAGTTAAATAAACATCCTGTGCACCATAAGCAACTAATTGTAGAAGACCACCTCCCATTTATGCTATATTCTTTATACTATAATAGGAGAAAAAAAATGTTATATAATAAATGTTGTATAGTAAAATTTAATTACTGTAAGCAAGACCACCCATTCCAGATAATATACGTAATACATTATAATTAACAGCATATACATTTAGTGTTCCTGGATTTGTTTCGCCTGTAGGTAAAGCATATGTTAATGATAATACAGCTGTATCAATACGTGACATATTGAGTGTGCCACTTGGTTGATGTTCTTCAGGTTTTAAAGCAAATGAATATACATTAATACCTTTATTTAATGGTATATTGGTATGATGTTGATATGGTTGTACATAGTTGAAATATGAACCATTTCTTACAGCAAAACGATCATTACCGTTTAATTGTAAAAGACCATCTGTAAAAGGATTTCCTGCAATAGGAGTAACGTTATTTATTATTCTTGCAATATCAGTATTATCAATAGCTCCTCTCATTACATCAAATATTTCTCTACCATCTGGTTCTCTTGAACCATATTGATAACTTTCTAATTTAGTTGGATCATATGGTATAGAATAATTAGCTGAATGGTCTGATGTATAATTATACCAATGTTGTTTTTTACCTGATATATCAACCGTTTTAGAAACCCAAATTAATTCCTTAACTGGATGATTAAAATTTAATTTAATACGATTAGGACCTACTGATATATTTTCTTGACCTGTAAATTGTAATTGTTCAATTAAATATTCGTGAGATAATTGGGCGAAACGTCTTCTTTCATCTGTATCAAGGAATATATAATCTACCCATAATATAGCTTTAAATGCTGATTTTATAGGAGCTGTTACAGAATCATCTGTGGAATTTGTTCCCCATATACAATTTGAAAGATCTTCAAAATCTATTTTAATTTTAACTTCATGATATTGTAAAGCAATTAATGGTAAAGCTAAACCGATATTTCTACAGAACCAAAATTCAAGAGGAACAAATAATGTTTTAATTGATCCGTCAGTAGCATCATTTGTAGCACTAAAACCTGTAGGTGCTACAGAACTTGTATTGTCTCCATCAGCACCAACCATAGTATTCCATCCATGTTTTTTACCATAAGGTAATGATAATTCATTCCAAATATATAACCAATCTGAATAATGTTTATCTATTTGTTGTCCGCCAATTTCAATAGTAACTTGTTTAATTAATTTAAGACCTAAATAATTAACATATCTTGGTGTACCACCAGTATTAAGAGGTTCATATACGAATGTATCTATTTTAGGTACTTTTACTTCTAAATATGTACGGTGAATTAAATCACCATTTCTTGATATTTGACAATATACGGTTTGTCCAAAATTGGGTGTTCCGCTAAATGTTTGCTGTATAGCTTCCATAGCAAAGTTAGTATGACGGCGATAAACAACCTTGAAAAATGTAATTTGAGGATTTCCAGTTAAATAAACATCCTGTGCACCATAAGCAACTAATTGTAGAAGACCACCTCCCATTTATGCTATATTCTTTATACTATAATAGGAGAAAAAAAATGTTTTACTAATTATATAGTATGAGATAATTATATATTATATGGTGCGTTAGTTATTATATATAATTATTATCATATATAGAGTATAATTACACCAACCGAAAAGAAAAATGAGACAAAACACATTAATCTTTTAAGTTAGTTTGGCTTTCAACTTGTAAATGAGTTCATAGAAGAACCTAACTACCATTTGACGGTCTGTTAAGAAGGTTGGTAGTTTTTGTTTGTTTTATTACGCTTTTGTTAGACTTCTTAGATTTTAGATCCTACTAACAAACGCTTTTCATCTTAAAGGTAGTTATATTAAGACTAATGTAATAAAACCGATATTTTTATAATAGAAAATATTAAGTAAAACTTAAAAATCCAAACACACCATTATAAAATCAGGACATAGTTCTTTGGTCTGGTAGAATGACCTCCCTATTCATCTTATTATATTGTTTAATCCTTATATCATTTTTCATAACAAAAATTTATATTTTTGTCTTATTTTTCTTTTCGGTTGGTGTAATTTAATTATAAATACTTAAGAATGTAATAATAGTTTTATATATTATAAACATAATATGTTTAAGGAAAAAACTTCCAAAAAAAGATTACATATATCAGAAAATACCAAAGATTTATCTACTTTGGATGCTATGCACCATAATATGATAAATAATTTTTCAAAAAAATTAGAAACTAAGAAATTATATACCGAAAATATTAATAATTTAAAATTTATTCATAATAATTTAAAAACCGAAATAAATAATTTAGGACTTTCTTCTGAAAGAGATAATAATTTATATAATACATTATGGAATAGTAATATTAAAATTGTAGAAGATATAATTGATTTAAATAATAAAATAAAAGATTTAGATAGTTTTGATGAAGTAGAATATTATGAAAAAACAAGTGATATATTATTTAATTACTATGATATGATTGAAAAACAATCAAAAAATTTAAATATAGGGGTTGAATTTGGTTCAAAGACTATTTTAGATGCTTTAAATAATGATAGTGATAAAAAATCTTCTAATTCTAATATACCAGAAAAAAGTGTATTAGTTGATGAATATTTATCAATAACAAATAAACAACATATAAAAAAAATTAATAATGATAATATTGAAATTTGTAGGAATTGTAAATCATCTTTAATATGCTTACAACACGATGCAATTATGATATGTAATTCTTGTGGATATCAGGAATTATTACTTGTAGAACAAAATAGACCTATATTAAAACAAAATACAAAAGATACATCACATTTTAGTTATAAAAGAATTAATCATTTTAGAGAATGGTGTAATCAAGTTCAAGGAAAAGAAAGTACGGATATACCAGATGAAATATTTGAAAAAATACTTAATGAAATTAAAAAAGAAAAAATAGAAAATACTAAAACTATAACATATAATAAAATGAGAGAGATATTAAAACGATTAAGAATTAATAAATATTATGAACATATTAATTATATTATTAATAGAATTAATGGAATACCTACGCCGCAATTTTCTCCTGAATTAGAGGATAGATTATGTAGTATGTTTAGAGATATTCAAGGTCCATTTTTAAAACATTGTCCGAAAGATAGAAAAAATTTCTTATCATATAGTTATGTTTTATATAAGTTCTTTCAATTACTTGGACTTGACGAATATTTAAAGTATTTTCCACTATTAAAAAGTAGGGAAAAATTATACGTCCAAGACCAAATTTGGAAAAAAATATGCGAAGAATTAAATTATGAAATTATACCGTCTTTATAATTTAATTTATTTAAGCTGGAAATCCAACTAAACGGAAGCCAGTTCCTAATCCAACACCTTGTCTGGTTCCGGCAGAAATAGAGGGGGCTAATAAATCTAATACAGAGAATACAGCAGCAGCTGTTAAGGCAATTAACCAAATTTCACTCCATTGTAATCGAGATTTAGGTAATATGAAAGCTACAAGGGCAACAATTAAACCTTCAAATGCGTATTTAATAACTCTTATAACGGCTTCCCAAATATCAAAAGAATATTCCATTATGTCTTTATACTATTTAATAAGAATATTTTTTTTCTATTTAATATAAATTTTTATATATAATAGACTAAAATTTAGTAACAAATATATAATATATATTATATTTATAAAAATAAATGATGCCTATATCAGGGTTCGAACCTGAGACATTTAGCTTACAAAGCTAACGCTCTACCAACTGAGCTATATAGGCGTAACTATATATAGTGAGTTATCCTTATATACTTTTAAAATTATATTAAAATAGTACATAATCGTAACAGAAATAAAATTTTAAAATATATATCATCTATATAAGGTTTTATAAAATTATGTACTATTTTATAGTAAAAAGTATATAAGAAATTATTAAAATAAAACTATAGTATAGTATAGTATAGTATATAAAATGACTGACAAATTAGTATCAACAAAAGAAACTGATTATTTAGATGAAGATAAAGCTATTAGAGGACAAAATTATGTATTAATGTCTTTTATTAGTCCCGAAGATGTCCTTATGAATAAGGAAGTTTATTATTTTAATAAATTTTTAGATAAATTTGGTAAAGATATAAAAACATTATATGATGGTATTCTTGCTAAATATCCTGATTCAAAAGATTTAATCGATACAATTAAAACTAATCATGCGTATATTTATGATGTAAAAGAATTAGACGAACAATATAAATTCTTTAAATCAGTAAATTCAGAAGAAATTGAATCAGCTTTTCATAAAGAAAATAATTTCAGAACAACTATTCGTGGTATTAAAATTAGAGGAACTTTTGATACTATGGAAGAAGCTAAAAATCGTATTGAATTCTTAAAGAAAGTTGATAAAAATTTTGATATTTATGTAGGACAAGTAGGATGCTGGTGTCCATGGTCTCCCAATCCAAATGATTTAGAAAACCAAGAATATGCCGAAACACAACTTAATACACTTATGAAAGAATATAATAAGAATGTTTCTGATAAGAACGAACTTTTTGAACAAAGAAAACAAGAAGCGATTAATAACTCTAAAAAACCAGAAGATGTAAAATCTATTACAGATTCACTCCAAGAAACAGACCCTTGGACAGCACGTAAGGAAGAAGAAGTAGTTAAAAACGAAGTTATCGAATAAATATATTATATATTAAATCATTTTTAATAATTTATTTTTCTATATTCATTATAAGATGAAAGCAATAGCAATATTTATATTATTTGTAGGAACAATATTAATAATTCAGGGATATTATAGTCAAATTAAAACTTGTCCTGAACCAAAAACAATAATAAAATATATACCACGTTCTACTTACGAAGAACAATTATCAGGTAATGAAAATTTAAAAATATTTTATAAAAGTATGTTTGAAGATACACAACCTATATAAATTATATTGTTTTATATAAATAATGGATACTACAATATATAAATTCGGTAAATCTTTTTTAAATTACGTCGAAAATAATGATCTAAAAAATAAAGCGAAAGTTTCTATTATTATAAATGAATTCAAAGAAGAAAGAAAAAATAATAAAGATATTGATATAGCTAAATCAACAGAATATAATACATTATATGAATTACCAAGAATAGAACAAAATGAATTATATAATAAATTTTTAAATGAAAGAAATGAATTATATAATTTATGGAATAAATCAAAAAGTGATAAAGATTTATATGAATTAATAAAAATAAAAAGACCAAATATAATAGATATACCGCATATATATACTAATGATTATATTAGAAATAAACGAAAAAATAATAATCAATTAGATGTTGATAATAACTTAAATATTTTAAATAATAAACCTGATATAAATGATTTTGATATAGATATTGATATAGAACAAAATGATGATATATTTGATGATAATGATATAAATGATAATAATATTAATAAAGATAATTTTAATGATGATAATAGTGATATAGATGATATGGAAGATGATATAAATTATAAAAATGAAGCAATTGTTAAACCAATTGATTTAAAAGATGTTATTAATCCAGTTAATACTGTATTACAAACTGATATTACTAAAAAAATAATAGATGTTGATATTAAACCTGATATAATAAAAAAACCTAAAGCAGAAAAGAAACCAAAAGAAGATAAAAAACCAAAAGCAGAAAAGAAACCAAAAGCAGAAAAGAAACCAAAAGCAGATAAAAAATAAATTAAGAATAATAGATAAAAGTCTAATTATTTATTAGAGTTTAAAATGGAAAAAAAATGTTTCCGTTTTAATTTATTAGCATTTTTTATATCATTTATAATAGGTATTTTTTATGTATATATATCATCACCTAAGCCAAAGATAATTGTAAAATATCCAACACCGTATAATGCTGATAAAATAATATATAAAAGCGATAGTGGCGATTGTTATAAATATAAAATGGAAGAAATAAATTGTAGTAAAGATGCAATTCCGCAACCAATAGTTTAAATTTATATATTTATTTTTTTTAGAAGATAATGGATAAAAGTAATAATATTAATTCATTAGTTGATAGATTATTTTATAATAATACGGGACAATTTATAGTAAGTGCTTTATTCGGTGTAGCATTAGCATTAGTATTTCATAGAGTATGTAAAGATAATTGTATAGTATTTTATGCACCACAACTATCAGATATTAAAGAACATATATTTGAATTAGAAGGTAGCTGTTATAAATATACACCACATAATGTAAAATGTGATACAAATGAAAAAATAATACAACCATATAATATTAATGTTGTACCAGATAATAAATTAGAAACAAAAGATTTTATAACAAAAATATTTGGTTAAAGTGTTGTGCGAATATTCTATATATATTTTGATATTAATTAATTATAGATTAAGTATTATTAAATGGCTACGCCTTCTAATACTATGTCGACACCTTTAAATAATTTACCATTAAATACACAACAACCACCACAAAGTGATAATAGTGATTTACAAGACCCATTAGTTCAAGATGTTTTAAAAGAATTTGAACAAGAAGTAGCTGCTGCAAGAAATAATCGTCAATATACACCGCCACCTTCTCAACAAATACAACAAGTTCCTCAACAACCACAACAACCACAACAACCACAACAAGTTCAACAGATTCCTCAAAATATTCAACCTAATTATCAAAATATTAATTATCAAATACAATATCCAAACAATAAGAGTTATTTTGATATTAATATAATAAAAAAATCAGTAATATTCGGTATAATATCTATATTAATATTTTATCCAGGTTTTATTGAATTTATTGTAAGTAAATTACCCGAATCAATATCAACTACGTTTAATAAATTTGATATTTATATTAAATTTTTATTATTAGTATCATTATATTATATCATAATGTTTTTTGAATATGTATAAAATAATATTTTTATTTTTTTATAATTTTAATAATTTGGATATTGTGGTTGATTAACAGTTATTATTTCATTTGATGATAAGATAGATGATTTTCTCCACATCTTAATTATAAAATATATTATTAATAAAAATGATATAATCATTATATATACAGCTGAACCAAATTGTATATTAAATGTTACATTATCTAATAAATTTTTATTAATCATAATATATGCTAAATTCATAGACGCATATATTAATACTATAAATGATAAAAATGCAATAAAAGCATATATATTATAAAAATATGCAAAAGCATATAAACCTCCTAATACTAATGATAAGAACATTAAACCAATACCTATAAATATATTTTGTATCAAAGTATTACTATCGGTGTTTGATACAAAATTTTCTTTTACTCGTGATGTCATTTTAATATTAAATATTATTCTATTTATGATTTATATTTTAAAATTAGAATATTTTAGAAAAAAAGTTATCTAAATTATTATTTAAATAAAAATTTTCATCATAACCTGAAACATAATTTTTTTCAACATCAATACCTTGAGCACTATAAACATTTTCATTATTATAACCTTTTTCAAATCCTTTTATTTCAGTATTATAACTATTTACATCAAAAATATTATTTTGAGCCGCTATTAAGTGTTCTGGGCTTATATATAATATTTTATTATTAATATCTATTATGTTAGTATCAGATTTATTTTTATCTACCATATTATCCATAGTTTCTTTTGTATTTTTATTTATTATTTTTGTATATATTTTAAAATATATAATAAACATAATTATAGCCATTATAAAACCAATACCAGTATCAACAAATAATAATATTGTTAATATAGTTAAAGCTATTATAAACTGATATTGAGGATTTTTTAAAAAATTATAAATAGGTATATCAATAATAATAATTATAACTAATAATATTAATAATATTATTTTTATAAAATCTAACATTTTTTCTATGTCAATCTATTTTTATGATATAAAAAAATGACACATATAATAATTGTAAGTTGAATTATGGCTCTATCTACTACCCTATCATCAAAAGGATACAGTATTCCTAAAAAAAATAATGAAGAAATTATTGAAAAAATTAAATTAGATTTAACAGTATCACCAAAAGTTAATATATCATTATGTAAAGATCCAGTACAATTTTCTTTATATTTAGAAAGTGATAAATATATATATATACCTCGTAATTATGGTTTAGATGTATTTGGTATTCCTAAAAAAAATAAATTACAAACTGGAGAAGATGCACCAAGATTAGAATTTATTGGAGAATTAAGAGAAAAACAAAAAAATATAGTTGGTGAATTTATTAAATCAGCTAATAATCCTTTAAAAATGGGAGGAATTATATCTGCTAAATGTGGTGAAGGTAAAACAGTAATGGCTGTATATATTTCTTGTCATTTTAAAAAAAAAACTTTATTTATAGTTCATAAAGAATTTCTTGGTAATCAAGTTAAAGAGTGTTTAAAAACATTTGCACCAACAGCTAAAGTAGGAATTATAAAACAATCAAAAGTCGAAGTTGATGATAAAGACTTTGTTATAGCAAGTCTTCAAAGTTTAGCGATGCGTGATTACGATGAAAGTATTTTTAAAAACTTTGGTTTAGTAATTATAGATGAATGTCATCATACAGGTGCAGAAGTATTTAGTAGAGCATTAAGAAAAATTAACACACCTATAACATTAGGTTTAAGTGCTACATTAAATAGAAAAGATGGTTTAAGAAAGGTATTTGAATATTATTTAGGAAAACCTGTTATTAAAAATAATGTAAAAGATAATCTTGATATGATTGTTAATATATATAAATATTATGTACCTGATATTAAATATTCTCAAGTTAATTTATTATGGAATGGTAATCCAAATAGTGCTAAAATGGTATCAAATATATGCGAATATAAACCGCGAACATTAATGATAGTAGATATAATTAAAGATATTATAGATAAGGAAAATGATAGAAAAATATTAATTTTAAGTGAAAGAAGAAATCATTTAATAGATTTTGAGAAAATTATATTAGAAAATAAAATAGCTACTGTTGGATATTATGTGGGTGGTATGTCTATGAAAGAATTAAAAGAGTCAGAAGATAAACAAGTTATATTGGCTACATTTCAAATGGCTTCAGAAGGAATGGATATTCCTACTTTAAATACATTAATTTTAGCATCACCATATACATCGATAGAACAGTCAATTGGTAGAATTCAAAGACAAAAACCAGAAGAAAGAAAATATATACCTTTAACAATTGATATATGGGATAATTTCTCTATATTTAACAATAAAGGATTTACAAGACAACAATTTTATAAAAAAAATAAATTTACAGTAGATATATATGATAATGGTGAAAAAGTCATAGAACAAGACCCTAATAAAAAATATGTTTTTATTGAAGAAGATGATGAATAAAGTATAAAATTATTATTTGTAATATTTTATTATAGTGTAAATAGAGAATAATAATAAAATAATAATGTATCTAATAAAAAATAGTGATTTATTATTATTAGGGTTATTTATATTAATATGTATAATATTTTTAATGTATTATCCTCAAATGGTAGATGATGTAGATACGACACAAAAACAAAAAATAGTAAAAGAAGATAAAATAAAAATGTCACCACATAATGGTAATTTTGAAATGAAAAATAATGATAAAAATATAGATAATGGATATAATAAATATAATTTATATAGTGAAGATATATATTATGATAATAATGGTTTTCATAATGAATTAATGGCTAAAAATAAACAATATAATAAAGGGGCTATAGATCATTATTTTCAAGAAATAAGAAAAGAAGTTCCATATGATGAAAATTATATTTGTAAAAATATAGGTGAATGTCCAGTATCAAGAGAACAGAAAAATGACTTACCATTAAATAATGTACCTATGTCTATGTTAAAAAATATGAATAAAAATATAAGATTATCAAATGAAATTAAAGATAAACCACCATATAGTGAATTAGAAGATTATGATTTTGTAAATCCAGATATATCTTTATTAAAAGATAAGAATAGATCAGAATTACCATTAGCAAATATAAATGTAAATTGTTTAAATAAATCAAATAGTTCATTTATATCATCACAATCATAAAATGAAATAAATTAATTTAATTATTTTTTTTAATAATATATATTAAAAATAGATATTATAAATGATAAAAAAACAATCATATATTAAAATATTAAAAGAATATAATATTGATGTATTAAAATTATTAGCAAGAAAATGCAATATCCCTATAACATATAATAGTAAATATAAAACTAAAGATGAATTAATTAAAGATATTAATATAGTTTTAAAAAAAATACAAAAGAATAAAAAGAAATATCAAAATGGAGGAACAATTGGTAATAATTTAAGTGTTGATATATCGGGAATGTATATACAAGATCAGCAGCCATTAAGTTTTCCTATAACACCATCAACACCATTTGTTTCTAAAGAAATAGCATTAGGCTCTTTTTGTCATATATTTAAGGGTCCTAAACAAGGAACTGCAAAAAATTTAGTATATAAAATTATAGATATAGAAGGAGATGATAAAAATATTATTAAATTAGAATTAATTGAAGAAAAAGATGATACTATAACATATGATACTAATTTTATAGGTAAAATATATTTAAAAAGTATAATAAAAGAATATATAAGATTTGAAGAATGTATAAGTAGTAAAGATGTTAATTTTTCATTAGATTTAAATAAATTAAAAGGAATATCAGATGTATTATATGAAGAAATATATAATGATATTTGTATAAGAAAACTTGATAAAGACCAAAAATTTACTATTAAATTAGAAGCAATATCTATTATAGATGATGTAGATAGTGATTTAACAAATATACAATTAATATATAGATATAGTGGAATTCCTTTTTTAAATATTATATATAAAGATGATAATGAATTAAAAAAGAATATAAGAGAATTATTAGAAAATATTAATAATTTTTTTATAGATAAATATGCTTATCATTTTGATATAAAATTTAATAATATATTATATGATTATACAAGAACAACTAAATTAATTTTAATAGATTATGGAGAATTTATTGAAAGTAGTGATAAATTAATAGAATATTTATTAAAATTAAAAAAAAATAATAAAAATATATTAAATATGGCTTTTGAAAATGCTATTATAAAAAAATTAGATGGCAAAAAAAATATAGATATTTTAGATAAAAAATTAAAAACACAATTATTTAATATATTTAGATTTCATATAATGTCTTCAGAATATCGTACTGCAACTCGTTATAGTATAGAACATTATGAACCTACTTTTTATATAAGTGATGAATTAAGATTAGATAGAAATAATATAAATATAAATGAAAATGAAAATACCTTACTTCAATATTTAAATAATACTTATTTAAATTTTGATTATAAATCATTATGTGAAAAAATGATAGTATTTAATATAGGTATTTTATTACAACATATAAATGAAATTTTACAAGAAGAAAATAAATATAGTGCTGAATTAATTGATAAATGTTTAGAAATGAATTATTTATATAGATGTGATTTTAATTATATTTTAAATAATTTAGATAAAAAAATTAAAACAGGAGGTAAATATAAAAAAAATAATAAAAAAAATTCATTAAATAATAAAATGAATAAAAATAAAAAAGGAGGAAAAGAAAGTAATGATGATGTTAGTAGTATTAAGGTATTGCAGCCGCATATTTCTTCTCTTGATAGGTTAAAAAATCAACCTAAAACAGAAAATATTACTTATACAGATTTAATGAATATTATTGATAACTATAATAAATATGATGATGATATTATAAATGTTATTAAAAAATATAATGAAAATAATGTAATAAAAGAAATAACATATAATGCCGATTTTATAAATGAAGAATTAGAAAAATATAAAAAAGAAGGTGGTAATAAAGATAAATCTAAACCTATTGCATAAATTATTAGAAAAAGAAACTTATAATATTTATAATAGAAAATATAGCAAGTGTGAAATGAATTTTAGAATAAATAATATGAAAAATATATTACATAAACTTTATAAATAAAAGAAAGTCTATTTAAAATATATAAAAAAATGACACATAAATAATAATATATACCAATATATAATGCACACGGGTATTATATCATTTTGTGATAGAGTAGCATATAATATTAAATCAAATGATATTAAAGATATTATATTAAATAATTTATTTTCACTATATAATATTCGAATTATTCAAAAACATTATCATAAAGTAGATGAACAAAATATCCAATATATTAAAAAATTACCACATTTGATTTGTTTAAGAACAAATGGTAATCCTTATTATATGTTTTTTACAAAATATAATGATATACCTATTATATATTTTATTGATAAAAAAATTCATCCAGGTTATCAAAAACCAAGAATTATTTTAGCACGAGGAATGTTTGATATTTCCTTATTTGAAAATACTCTATTAGATGGAGAAATGGTAAAAAATAAAGACAATAAATGGTCATTTATAATAAATGATATTATCGGTTATGAAAATAAATTTTTAAATAAAGTTTCATTACCAGAAAGATTAAAGATCATTTATAATTTATTAGAAAATAAATATACACCAGATAACATATTTGATGTATGTAATTATAAGATTAAAACATATTATAATACATATAAAGAAAGTATAGATGAATTAATTAATATATCTAAAATATTAGATTATACTTGTCGTGGAATATACTTCTGGTCTTATGATTTAAAACATAAACCAAAATTATATAACTTTAACGAAGAGATTATTATAGATGTGGTAAGAATAACAAAAGACAATCCAGTATTTAAAACATTTGAAAATAATGCTGATACAATTAAACAAGATAAAGAAGAAACATCAGCAAGTTCAAAGAATGAAAGTGAAAATATTATATCATCAATTATACCTCCAATTATATCTCCAATTATACCTCCTATTATACCTCCTATTATATCAGATATATCATCAAATACAAATATAAATGATGCAGAAACAAGAGTATTATGGATAACTAAAACAGACGAACCAGATGTATATAATGTATATGATAATGAAAATACATTAACAACACAAAAATTAGGTATAGCATTAGTTCCTACATTACAAATTAGTAAAATGATTAGAATGGCTTTTAGAGAAAAGAATGCAGCGACTATTATTAAATTTAAATGTATATTTAATAATAAGTTTAATAAATGGGAACCAAGAGAACATATTGTTAAATAAAAAAATGATAATTTATATAAATATTTAAACATATAATACAAATATATATTAAAATGAAGAATTATTATGAGAATGAGATTGGATATTTAGAATTAATTAAAGATACTATGTTATATGGAACTGCTAAAACTGGTAGAAATGGTATAGTATATTCAAGATTTGGTATAATGATTGCTTTTGATAATATTTCTACATCATTTCCACTATTAACAACAAAAAAAATGTTTTGGAAAGGAGTAGTTGAAGAATTACTATGGTTTTTAAGAGGTTCTACGAATTCAAATGAATTAAAAGAAAAAGGTGTTAGAATTTGGGATGGAAATTCATCAAGAGAATATTTAGATAGTGTCGGATTAACAAATTATGAAGTAGGTGAATTAGGTCCAGTATATGGCTTTCAATGGCGTAATTTTAATGGAGATTATCCAAATAATAAAAATGGCGTAGATCAGCTTAAATTTGTATTAAATGAATTACAATCAAATAGTAGAAGAGCTGTATTATCTGCATGGAACCCTTGTCAAATTGATAAGATGGCTTTACCTCCTTGTCATTTATTATATAATTTCTATATTGATGATAATGGATTATCTTGTATGTTATATATGCGTTCAAATGATTTATTTTTAGGACAACCATTTAATATAGCATCAGTATCATTATTAACATTAATTATTGCTAAAGTTTTACATATAAAAGCATATAAAATAGCTATTTCTGTATGTGATGCTCATATTTATAAGGAACATTTAGAAAGTGTAAGAGAACAAATTCGTAGAATACCAAATGATTTACCGAATGTAGAAATTAATATTGAACCACCACCATATAATTCATCATTAGATGAAAAAATAGAATGGATAGAAAAATTAAAATATGAAAATTTTATTGTAAAAAATTATAATTCATATGATGCTATTAAAGCTAAAATGATATCATAAATTAAGACATAAAATAATTTAATTTATAAGTTTTATTATTTATATATAATATAATAAAAACATAAACACCTATTAATAAAGAGAGACCAAATAAAGAAGCTAATATAATACTATATAATAATATTATATCTCTAATATAATCATTCGAACATTCACATTTTATATTTTTTAATTCTGATACATATTGTATAGATACTATAATATATATTATTTCAGCAATTAATGTAATAAAATTAACTGATAATACAACCTCTATATTTTTATCTGTAATAAATAAATATAAAACACTCACAATAATATATGTTATAATAAATACCGTATAATATTTAATATATGTTCTTTTCCAATTTTCACTACATTTACAACCTGTTTTTTCTAATTTATTAATCCATTTATATATATAATAGTATAATAATATATTAATAATAGAGAATACTAATACTAATATAGTATCATATATATTTAAATTTAACATAAGTTAAGTTATATCTAATTATAAATTATAATATTATTTGTATTTCCAATATCTGTAATATAATGAGCCATATCATTTTCTAATTTTAACATATATACTACTGTTTTGCTATCTATTTCACTAATATTTTTTATTTTAGTCCAAATATGATTATTATATATAAAATAATTAATATTTTCTACAAATTCTGGTTTAAATGTTATATTAAATAGATCACAAATAAATTTTGTTTTAGGAATTCTAATTATATAATTAGTTTTATTATTATTTTTATCAAACCCTTTATTATTTTCATTTGAATTATTATAAAATATTGTAGATATTAAAATTTCAAATTTCATTAATAAAAATTTAATTATATATATATTATTTTTATTAGCAGTTTTGTAATAAATATAAGGTTTATTATCATTTTCTACAGCTAATTCTAAAAACCCCTTTAATAATTCAATAGAACATTCCTTATTTAAATTATTATAATTAATGTTAAATTTCTTATCAATATTAGTATTATCAAAATCTATAAATAATATAGTTTTAGTAATATTTTCAGTATATGAAATATAATGTATATTTAAATAATTTCTAATAAATTCAACGACTTTAATATGTTTATCAATATCAATTTTAAATATTTTATTAAAATTAAAATACATTAATAAACCATAAAATCTATAATAATCAAGATTATCAGGATTAGATGAAATACTTTTATTTTCTAAAATAATATTATCAATAAATGGAGGGATAGTATAACCAATATAATCAAAATCAGTTAATTTATAAATTGGATTATATTTTGGTAAAGATTGTAAATTATAATCTATATATTCGGGAATATCTTTAATATTAATATCATAAGGAATATTTTGAATACTATATAATTCGGTATATTTAGTTAATATAAAAGAATCGATATTATTATTAATTTTAACTTTATAATTTTTTTTTAAATTATTATTTTTAATAATATCAATTACCTTACTATAAGAAGCTTTATTAGTAAGTACATAATCATCTATGCTAATAGTATCTATTCGTTTAGGTCCATTAAAAGAATAAATAATAGTGTCTCCTTTTAATGATTTTAACATAAATATTTTTATTTATATTATAAAAATAATATTAATCTTATATATATTTATTTTAATTTTTCAAGATTATAAATGATAATTTAATATTATTATTTAATCATCACCATTATCTATACATCCAGCTTCAGTCCAAGGAACACCACATGCTTTTGCATAAGCACATCTAAATAAATTCTTTGGATCTGTTTTATTTTGTTCTGCATTATGTAAATCCATAGCCGATAGATATAATGGATAAACAGTATCACATGTTAAGGGTAATACTCCATCGCCAGCACCTGTTTTATTTATAGGATTTCCTGCATGATTATCATCAATATTTTTAATTTTAATTGTATTTGCATCATCATTTAAAGAAATATATTCACTATTAGGTTTTGTGCCATCTATATCTTTATAATTTTCATAATTAATCATATATGCTGCATAATCTTTAAATTTATTAAATTTATCTGTTGCTGTTGTACCAGATCCTACTAATTTATTACTATCGATGGTATTTAAATCAACATATAAATGCGATAAATTATCATTTAAACTATTAACAGTTCCGTCAGAATTATTTGTAAATTTATATTTATTACGGTCAGAATTAGCTAATTCAATTCTATCTATTACAGTAGAATCTAATACACATTTATAATTCATAAGATTTCTATTTACATTAGAACTAAAATTTAATTTACCTAATTCTTCATCTGTTAATTGTTGTAAATTCCAATAATCAGGACAAATATCATTATCATAAGCACTTCTATCATCTATTTTTCTTGGTTTATATTTAGAAACCCAATCAGCTAAAATAATAATAATTACAATAGTTCCTATTATATATGTTATAACAAATGGTAATATTGTTCCTAATAAAAAGTCTCTACCCCATTCGGTAAAATAACCTATTAATATTAATATAAATGCTATAACTGAATAAATAACACATATGGTGATAGTACCTTTATATATACTGGCTCTTTCATTACTATAAATTTTCATTTCTTCTTCAGTATAAACATACCCATCTTCAGATACTGTATTTGACATTTATATTATATATTCTATATTTTATCTCTATAATAATAATCTATATAATTATTTTTAGTTATATCGATATAATTTATAAATTTTGTTTTATAAATATTTATTTACATAAAGCTCTTTATTTCTAAAACTCTTGTACCTTTTTGAGTAGTTAATTGAGCTCTTTCTAAAGGCATAGGTAAAGTACTAATATCTTTTTTATATATTTCGTGTTGTTTTAAATTACTTATTATTTCAGGAACAGCCCAATTTAATACTAATCCATTTAATTCTCTAATTTGTTGTATTATATTACTATTTTGATTTTTTCCATATTGTAAAAATATAGATCTCATTATTATTTTTAATTCAGTTTCATCTTGTTTTCCGATTATAGTTTTTTGATTAGTTCTTTCATATACTAAATTTCTCAAACCTTTTTGTAAAGCATCAATATTCATTTGAGAAAAAAATAAATTTGATAATTCAGTATTACTTATATTTCTTGAAGTCATATTAGTATTATCTTCGTTTATTTTATTACTTTGTTGTTTAAAATTAAAATTATTATTTATTACATCTAATGCATTAACTCTACCATTTATAATTGAAAATGGACTCCATAATTCACTATCTGATACTTTTTGAAAATTTTGCATTTTATATCTCTATGATAATATTATAGATTTATTTTTTATTATAAATTATATATAGAAGATAATAAATAGTATGAGCGAAATAAATTTATTTGTTATTGGATTATTAAAAAGTAATAATATTGATATAAAAGATAATAAAAATAGTTCATATATTATTAAAAAAATTTCAAGTTATATTGATGCGTTAATATATAATATTATAACTATAGCATCTATTATATCAATATTAAATGGCGATAAATGTATAAAAAAAGAAAATTTAAATATTATTAAAAATTATATTGAAGATAGATGTTCTATTAAATATAAAAAGAGAAACTCTATGACAGGTGGTACATTTAATACAGCTGAATTTTATGGAATAAATGAACCTATGTATAAACCTGAAAATCAAGGAGGAGATATATTAGGTATTGATTGGAGTAAAGGAATAATTAGACCACAAATTGGCGGTTCAACTAAATCAAAATCAAAAGATATTAAAAAATGTATATCTTATAAATTTATTAAAACACATGTTAAAAGAATATTAAAATATCATAATATTACAGCATCTTCTAAAATATTAGAAGAATTAATAGATATTATAGATCATCATATTATATGTCTTGTAAAATCTATTAAATCATGTGGTAAAACTTTAAATATTAAATGTATAGAAGCTGTTGTAAATAAAAGTAAAATATTAGCACCATTAAAATAAAATATCTATAATTATTTTTTTTATTTTATATATAAAAATAAAAAATTGATATATGGAATTAACATAATTATTATTATAAAAATGGTTATTATTACTATTGATGGTGGTATTGGTAGTGGTAAAAGTTCAGTATTAAATTATTTACATAAATATTATAAATTAGCAATTGATTTAGAACCAGTCGAAAAATGGCAATCATTTTTAGAAGATTTTTACGAAAATAAAAATAATATATTTAATTTTCAAGTTAGAGTATGGTTAGATCGTTGTTGGATACAAGAAAAAAGTGAAAAATCTTTAATTTTAATGGAAAGAAGTCCGTTTTTTACAAGAAATGTATTTATTAAATCTGTATATAATAAAAAATTAATAACTGATAATGAATATTATATGATTAATGATTTATATGATAAAACAAACAGTATTTGGTGTCCAAATGCTTATATTTATTTAAGATCTAATCCTGAAAATTGTTTAGATAGAATTAAAAAAAGAGGCAGAACTTGTGAAAAAAATATTGATACCGATTATACTGAATATTTACATGAATTGCATGAAAACGCTTATAAAGAAGCATTACAAAATAATATGAATGTAATATGTATTGATGTTGAAAATAAAACAGTAGCACAAATAGCAGCTGAAATATATAATTTAGATATTATTCAAAATGAATTATAAAATAAATCATATTGATAACCGAATAATGAATAAATAATAAAAATTTTTATTTTTTTTATATGAAAATAAAAAATTGATTTATATTTAAAGTAAAGAACCTATAATACAACTACGATGGCGAAGAATATCCAAGATAAGTATAAAAAAAATACATTAAAAGAACATATTTTATCACTTCCAGATACATATATTGGTTCGATTGAAGAAGCTAAAATCAAAACATATGTATATAAAGATGGTAAAATGATAGAGAAAGAAATATCATTTGTTCCAGGTTTATATAAGATTTTTGATGAAATTATAGTAAATACAATCGACCATAATATGAGATTAAAAATGGAAGAAGAAAATGGTAAAGAAAATGTAAAACATGTTAAAAATATTAAAATTACTTTGGATAAAGATTCAGGTTGGATTACAGTATATAACGATGGTAATGGAATTGATGTTGAAAAACATACAGATTATAATAATATCTGGATTCCAGAACTTATCTTTGGTGAATTATTAACATCAACTAATTATGATAAAGAACAAGAAAAATTAATTGGTGGTAAAAATGGTTATGGAGCTAAATTAACAAATATCTTTTCAAAAGAATTTAATATTGAAACTGTTGATCATTATCGTAAAAGAATATTTACTCAAACATTTCATAATAATATGAATGATAAAGATAAGGCATCAGTTAGAGCATCCGCAAAAGCACCATATACACAAATTAAATTTTTACCAGATTATGAAAAATTTGGTCTTAAAGGTATGACTGATGATATCTATGAATTATTTCATAGAAGAGTATATGATGCTGCTGCTGTAACACCAAAAGAGGTGTCAGTATATTTTAATGGAGAAAAATTACCTATTAAGGATTTTGAAAAATATTGTGATTTATTCTTGGGTTCAAAAGACGAACAACCAAGAGTATATGAACAATGTGGAAATGATAGATGGGAAATAGTTGTAGCACAATCCAAAACAGGTATTTTTGAACAAATGTCTTTCGTAAATGGTATTAATACATTAAGAGGAGGAAGACATGTAGAACAAATTACAAATAATGTAATAAAAACATTAGCTGAAATGGCTTTATCTAAAAAGAAAACTACAATTAAACCACAACATATTAAGGATAATTTATTCGTATTTGTAAAATGTTTAATTGTTAATCCATCATTTGATTCACAAACAAAAGAGACTTTAACAACACAAGTTGCTAAATTTGGATCAAAATGTGAATTAACAGATAAATTCTTTGATAAATTATATAAAACAGGAATTGTAGAAAAAGCAATATCATTAACGCAATTTCACGATGAAAAAAAATTAGTAAAGACTGATGGTAAAAAAGTTTCAAAAATTATTGTACCTAAATTAGACGATGCTAATCTTGCTGGTACTAAATATTCTCATGAATGTACTCTAATTTTAACAGAAGGAGATTCAGCTAAAACTATGGCTATTTCAGGATTAAGTATTATTGGAAGAGATAGATATGGTGTATTTCCTCTTCGTGGAAAAGTTATGAATGTAAAAGACGCAGCAACGCAAAAAATTACAGATAATGCTGAAATTACAGCATTAAAGAAAATTTTAGGATTAGAACAAAATAAAAAATATACAGATTTATCATCATTAAGATATGGAAGTATCATGATTATGACAGATCAAGATCATGATGGTTCTCATATTAAAGGACTTGTATTTAATATTTTCCAATCATTATGGTCGTCTTTATATAAAATGGATGGTTTCTTAACATCTATGCTTACACCAATTATTAAGGCTACAAATTCAAAAGGTGAATCTGTGTCATTCTATAATATGACTGATTTTGAAAAATGGGAAAAAACAGATGTAGGAAAAAAAGGAGGCTGGAAAATTAAATATTATAAAGGGCTTGGTACTTCAACTGATGCTGAAGCAAAAGAATATTTTAAAAATATGAAAAAAATCACATATAAACATACAGAAAAATCAGATGAATTTATTGATTTAGCTTTTAATAAGAAAAGAGCTGATGATAGAAAGGCTTGGTTAATGAAATATGATAAAAATGATGTATTGGATTATACCAAACCAACAGTAGAATATGAGAAGTTTATTAATAGTGATCTTATTCATTTCAGTAATAGAGATTTAGAAAGATCTATTAATCATTTATGTGATGGATTAAAAGAATCTACAAGAAAGATTTTATATGCTTGTTTCAAAAGAAAATTATTTACAAATGAAATTAAGGTAGCACAACTTGCTGGTAATGTTAGTGAAGTAACAGCATATCATCATGGTGAAACATCTTTACAACAAGCTATTATTGGAATGGCTCAAATATATGTAGGAACTAATAATATTAATATTTTAAAACCTAATGGTCAATTCGGGTGTTTAGATCCAGAAACAGATATTTTAATGTGGGATAGTAGTATTAAAAAAGCTAAAAATATAATTGTTGGAGATAAATTAGTAGGAGATGATGGTAATGTTAGAAATGTATTAAAAATAACGGAAGGAACAGATACTATGTATGAAATAAATATGATAAATGGTGAAAAATATATTGTAAATAGCCAACATATATTAACTTTAAGATATAAAGGCAATAAAAGTATTTATTATAAAAAATCTAAAAATACTTGGAAGGTAGAGTATTATGACAATATTAAAAATAAAGTTATATCAAAATCTATTTGTACAAAAGAAAGTTCTAAAAATGATAATTATAATAAGTCTGAATTATCTAAAGATGAAGCATATATTAAAATATTAGATTATGTAAATAATTTAAATATTCCAGATGTTTATGATATTAAAATAGAAGATTTTCTTAAATTACCAAAATATAACCAAGAAAGATTTTACTGTATAAAAAATTCTAAAGTTATTAATTGGGATTATCAAGATATACCTATTGATCCATATATATTAGGTTGTTGGTTAGGAGATGGTAATTCTAATGGAACTGGTATTACTTCAGCAGATGAAGAAATATTAAAAGAGTTTGCTATATATTCGGATACTATTAGTTGTGAATTAGTGCATGATATTAATAATATTGATAAAAATGGAGATATTCACGACGGATACCATTTTACAATAAGAAAAAAAAATAGTGGTGACAGAACTTCAATTGGAGATGAAAATCATAATTCAGAAAATTGCATAGGTTGTAAAACAACTAATAATATACATACTATATGTAATTGGAAATTTCAAAAATCAAATGTAAATACTGAATTATTTAAAGGTGTTGCAACAAATGGAATGAAAAGAAATGATATGAATCCTTGGAAAGAATTATTAAAAAAATATAATTTATTTAATAATAAACATATTCCAAATAATTATATATTAAATGATAAAAAAATTAGATTAGAATTATTGGCAGGTATTATTGACACAGATGGTTGTGTTAAATACGTTGATGGTATTCCTCATATTGAAATTTCTCAATCTACAAGATTAAGATATGATTTAATTAAATCAATACAATTTATAGCAAATTCTTTAGGATATAGAACATCAATTTCAAAAAGTAAAACTAATAAAGTTACAAAAAAAGGTGAAAATAAATCTATGACAAATTTATTTATATTTGGTAATAATATAAATGAAATACCAACAAGATTACCAAGAAAAAAAATAGAATTTAAAAAAGATAGAATTAAAGATCCATATAATATTGGTTTTACTATTAAAAATATAGGTGAAAATAAATTTTGCGGATGGTCTGTTGATGGTAATGAAAGATTCTTATTAGGTGATTATACAATTACCCATAATTCACGACTACAAGGTGGTGGTGATGCATCATCGCCGAGATATATTTTTACGGTAATTTCAAATTTAACAAAACTTATTTTTAAGGAAGAGGATAATAATATTTTAAATTATTTGGAAGAAGATGGTCAAAAGATTGAACCAGAATATTATATTCCTATTATTCCTATGATTTTAGTAAATGGTGGTATTGGAATTGGTACTGGATTTTCAACAAATGTACCTTTACATAATCCCGAAGATATTATTAATGTATGTAAAATGATTTGCAATAATATTACGACAGAAATTGGTAATATTAAAACAGATGAACATTTATCAAAGGCATATAATTTAATTAATGAAATTGCTATGACTGATTTAATCCCTTGGTATTTAGGATTTAAGGGTGTTATTGAAAAAACGGAAAAAGGATTTAATAGTAAAGGTATATATAAATGGATAGATGATTCCACAGTTGAAATTACAGAATTACCAATTGGTATTTGGACGGAAGATTATAAGGAACTTTTAGAATCTATGATTACAGCAAATAATCCTGTATTAAAATCATTTGAAAGTCATTATACAGCAAAGAATGTTAAATTTATATTAAATTTTATTCCAGGTGCAAGAGCAAAATTAAATGATAAATTTGATTCAGAATTTAAGATGTCTTCATCTAAAAATTTAAGTTTAAATAATATTCATTTATATTGTGAAGAAGGTTCAGTTAAAAAATATGAAAATACTACTAAAATTATTAAGGAATGGTCTATTATTAGATTAAAGAAATATAAAGAACGTAAAGATTATCAAATTAAAAATTTAGAAAAAGAATATACTATAATGTCAGCTAAAATTAGATTTATTATTGATGTTATTACCAATAAAGTGCATATTATGAATAAAAAGATGAGTGAAATTACAGAACAATTAACAACTTTGAAATATCCTAAAATGTCAAAGGATGATAAAGAAACAGATGATAACGATGATGATGATATTGGTAATAAACCTTATGGATATTTATTAAAAATGCCTATGTCTCAATTGACTTATGAAAAGAAAAATCAATTAGAAAAGGAGGTAGAAGATTTAAGAATTAAAATAGAAGAACTAAAAAATAAATCTATTCAAACTATTTGGTTAGATGAGTTAAATGAATTAATGACTGAATGGATTAAACATAAAACACATATTGAGGAAGATTATGAAAATGATAAAAATGGAATGGTAATAGCAACAGGTAAAACTAAAAAAGTAGCGGCAAAGAAAAAATAAATAATATTTAGAATACTTTATATACTTTTCTTATAATAAAATTAAAAATTTTGTTATTATTTGTATATAAAATTTAATATATAAGTTATATAATCATGAATACCAAATATAGAAACGTTTTGTTTATCATAATAAAATCGCCATTTAAAAGGTATAATAATACTTTGATTTTTATATAATTTAATAGCTAATATAGTATCTTTATCAGATGGATTATTATTAATTAATTTTTTACCAGCTTGTAATAATAAAATTTCAGTATCTTCTAATGAATATAATAACATATATTTATAATTATTAATATTCCATATATTAGAATATGGAATATAACTATTTATAATATTTGGACTAAACCAAGATTGTAATAATGTATTTATATCGGCTATTTTATCACCGATAACTAAAGGTTGTTTTTGTAATAATTGATTAAAATTAAAATTATTTAATGTAGTTTGTAATATTATAATTGTTGTTGGATAAATAAAATAACACAAAGAATATAATATTAATATGATAAGTATAATTAATAGTATATTATATATATTCATTATATAATTATAATAAAGGGATATTTATTTTTGTATATATTTTACATATTTTCTTTTCGATAGGTGTAATAGGAGTTAATATATGACGAATATATTAAAAAAAAATAAAAAAGAAAATGAAATACCTAAAAGAAAATATAAATTAAAAAAAACGAAGAATTTAATAGTTGGTGGCGATGATTATCCTGACGTAGGACCTTTTGAGCCAGTTATATTAAAAAATAAAACTTATAAAGAAAAAAAAGAATTATTAGACGAAGATATAAAAAAGAAAGAACAATATGAAAAAAAATATAGAGATACTTTTGAAAAATATAAAACAGATCAAAAAGAAGCATTAGATAGACGTAAGAATGACTTAACAGAAAAAATAAATAAAAAAAAAGAAGCTAATATACAAGCAAGACATGATGAAAAATTTGAACAGCAGAGATATGAAAATGAGAAAAAAGATGCGAGAGGAAGTGTAAATTTTTTATTTAGATGGCTTACTAATTTAATATTAGCATTAGTATATTTTATTAAATATATTATAGGTGGCATATGGCTTTTATTTAAATTTTCATTTCTTCAAATAAAATCATTAGGAAATGTATCGCGGATTACTATTGGAAATATATTTAAAAATTCAGGTAATATAATTGCTTTTTTTACAAGAGTATTTATGTCTATGACGAAAGGTGCTTATAGTGTTGGTACATATTTATTTAGTTATTTAGCAAGTTTTGGAAAATATGTTGGAGATAAAATTGCTTCAACAACACATTCAACATCACAATTTATTGCAAAAGCAGCAAATGGTCCGGTAGTAGTAGTTATAATAAAATATGTTCTTCTCATATTATTTATTTTATTAATATTAGGTTTTGGTCTATCATTATTTGGATTAGATGAACCAACATTTCCATCTTTAAATAAATATAATCCATTTGGAGATTATGGTTATTCTTTGTTTAAAGATAAATTTGATTATTATATTGGAAATCCATTAAGAAAAAGTCTTGATATGGTAAATGGAGATTTAAGTGCATATAATAACGATATGATTGGTGGTGGTGGTATAGCTGATTTATTACAATATAATCCATCTATGGGAAAAATTCCTCAATTTAATGGTGATACAGAATGGACTATCTTTAATTTTCCATGGAAATTTTTAGATATGATATTACCAAAAAATATATTTAATAACTTAATGGTTAATTATAAATCTTTAGAAAATAGATTAACATTTGTTTTAACAGGTAAAAATAAAGAATTAGAAAATATTAAAAATGATAATAGACCTTTATTAGAAGAAGGTAGAGCTGATAATATATATAATATAGATTTAGATGTAGCATTAAAATCAAACAATTCGCGCGGTAAATTAAGTATAATAGATGATTATGATAGTAAAATATTAGATAATAATAAAAAAATTTCACCAGACTTAATAGAACCTGTAAATGAAAATAAGAAAATGGCTTTTTCAATAGGAAAACCAAAAAATATACAGTTTCAATTAAATCCAGCAAAATATATGAATTTAGATTATAATAATTTACCAGAAAGTATTAAAAATTATAAATTTGATAATGATACTTTATCATTAAAAGATAAATTAAATATTACAGTACCATATATAGAAGTAAATGGTATATATAAATTATCTTTTGATGCTGCTTATTATACAAATGATATAACAAAAACACCAATAAAAAATAGTTTATCTACAAATATATTTACAGATTTTAATTATTTAAAAGCGAATGTAAATGAAATAAATCTTACTAATTATGATGAAAAAACAAATAAAAAAGGCGAAATATATAATGAATTAATATATACGATTAATGATTAAATATTATAAATAACAAATATAATATAACTGTAGAGGATTATAATAATATTATAATATATTAAATTAAAATGTCTGATATTTCAGAAAATGAATTATCGAATTATTGGATATCTTGGATTAATACTGTAATATATAATGAAAATAAATATTCTAAATTTTATGAAAAATATAAAAATAAAAAAACTACATCTTATACTTTAAATGAATTATATATAGAATGGGAAGAATTTGAGAATATTTTAAATGAAAACACAGATTTATATAGTGATTTATATAATAAATATAAAAATAAAGAATTAAAAAAAAATATAGTTGCTGGAGGTATTATAGGATATAATAATGATATTGACAAAGAATTTTATGCTACTTTTTATACAGGTATAAGATTAAATAATAATTATGATAATAGACAACTTAAAGAAGAACAAATTGTAAAATGTATTGATGATAAATGTGCAAGAGCATTTAAATCAGGTCAATTTTGTACTATAAGTACTGCTATAAAATATGGATTAAACGATATAAAAAAACCACAAAATATATTTGATAAAAAAATAGTAAATGACGAGAGATTTATAGATAAATATGTTAATAATATAATTGATAGTAAAAAACAATATTCTATATGTAATTTAAAAAATGGTACTGCTTATACAAATTGTGCTTTAGTAGCAAATTCACCATGGTTTACATTAGATGAAAATAATACAAAATGCAAAATACCTTCTGAATTAAAATTACCAGATGGATTTAATTTAGATAATAATATTTTAAATTTTCCAGAAGAAACTGATGTTAGAAAATATGCTGATTTAAAAGCTTATTGTCAAGAAAAATGGTATGATTGGTTTACAATACCCGATCATCATATAGGAAATATATATATAGCAAAAAAAACAATAAAAAAAGATGATACAAATACTTATAATATAAATGATATAGATAAATGTTATAAACCTTGTCCTTTAGGACAAGTACCATATAATAATGGTGATTATGCTAATATGGGTAAATGTATTAATAGAGATATTTTTTCTAATGGAATGTTTAAAGGTACATCATATTATACACCTTTAGCATTTATTAATTTAATTGGGAATACTGATAGTGATTTAAAAACTTATTATAAAAATATATTATTAAATACAAGTAATATTATAATAGAAAATGATTATAAAGAATTAAAAACAAATGTAATAGATTTTATAAGTAATACAAATAAAGTTTGTGATAATATAATTAATGAAGCTCAAATTGAAAGAAGTTATAATATAGATGAATTTTTAAAAATAACATTAAATACTAATTCTTTTACATACCGTAATGTAATTGAACCTGATGCAAATTTAATAAAAATAATAAATTCAAATACATCTTTATTTAAATTAGAACATTCATATAAAATATGTAAAAAATTATATGATGCTTTAGAAAAGAAATTAAAAAATAATGATAGTAAGGAATATGATGATATTGTTGATAATATAACAGATGTAATTAAAATAAAAAGTACTTATCTTAAAAAAAAAGAAGATTATGATAAAGCTCGTGATTTATTATTTAAGATATTAAAAAAAGCATCAAATATATGTTTTAGTGGAGAAAATGATTATAGTAAAAATTATGTTTTATATACTTTAAATTCAGGAAAAGGTAGTGATTTAACTGGTTATAAATACACACCTTTTAAATTTAATTTAGATTTTAATAAACCAGACACTACAATAAAAACCAAAAAAGAAGAAATAATAAAAATAGAAGAAGAAAAAATTCAAAAAGTTATAAATGATAGTAGTAAATGTGATATAAAAACCCGTAATGATGAAAAAGGTGGTTTAGATGGTTATATAGATGATATAAGAAAAAAAGAATGTCCTCAATCAAAATATGAATGGCCTGACCCTATTTCTTATGTTACAACATTTTTATATATGTTTTTAATATTCTTTATAATATATATTATACTTGTATTATCAGATATATTTGGATATTATATTATAAGTGGATTTAATATATTTTTTATATATATTAAGAATACAATATATGGTATATTAAATACATTCAGAGGTAAATATGATCCACCAGATTATGATCTTAAGAAATCAAAGAGAAATTTATCAAACATAGTAAGAAGATTAGCGGTAGTAAGAAATGCTATAAATAAATAAATTATTTTACTGATGAAAAAGTTTTACGATGCCATTTTGTTGGTCCATATTTTTTTAAAGCATCTCTATGTACTTGTGTTGCATATCCCATATTTTTTTTTAATCCATATTTTTCTAAATCAGGATTTTCATTAATTAATTTTAACATTTCTTTATCATGATAATCTTTTGCTATAATAGAAGCTGCTGCAATAGATAAATATGTTGTATCACCTTTGTTTATACATTCGTGAGGTATTATATCATTATCATAACCAGGTGGCATATATCCTTTAAAATGAGGTCCATCTATTTTTAATGAATTAAAAGGGTGTTTTATATATGCAGCATTAATAGCTTTATGCATTGCTTTCATAGAAGCTTGTAATATATTAATTTCATCAATTTCTTCAGCTGACACAGTACCAATACCATAAGTAACAGCTATTTCTTTTATATATTTTGCTAATTCGTCTCTTTTTTTTGCTGATAATTTTTTGGAATCTTTTATTTCTTTATATTTTTCATCAGGAAATGTAAGAGGCAATACAACACAACCAGCTACAACATCATAAATTAAAGTACCTCTACCACATTCATCACAGCCACCTTCTAATTCAGTAGGTAAAATATAACTCATAACTAACTATAATATAATATCATTTTTTTCTTATTATATAATAAAATTTATATCTTTATAATATAAAAAAATGATATATTATAAATTATTTAAACAATTATATAATTTCTTATGTAATGACTTCAAAAAATAATTTAGGTCAATATTTTACAACTAATATTGAACTTAAAGAAAAAATATATCAATTTATATTAAACAATCCATCTAATATATTAGAACCATCGATAGGACGTGGCGATTTAATAATATTTATTAAAGAAAAATTACCACTAATTACATTTGATATGTATGAAATTGATAATAATATTAAATTATTAGATAAAATTGATAAGAATGATGTTATATATGGTGATTTTATAAAACAAAATATTAAAAAATTATATAAAACTATAATTGGAAATCCACCATATATAAAAACAAATAAAAGGAATATATATATTGATTTTATTGAAAAATGTTATAATTTATTGGATGATAATGGTGAATTAATATTTATTGTTCCATCAGATTTTCTTAAATTAACAAGTGCTTCTAAATTATTAAATAATATGATGATAAATGGTGCATTTACACATATATTTCATCCACATAATGAAAAAATGTTTGAAAATGCATCAATTGATATAATTATATTTAGATATTGTAAAAATAATTTAATTGAAAAAAAAGTTTTATATAATGATAAACCACTTTATATTACAAATAGTGATGGTTTAATAACATTTGGAGAAGAAAAAAATAATAATAATATTATGTTTCAAGATTATTTTGATATATATGTTGGACTTGTTAGTGGTAAAGAAAAAATTTATAAAAATGATGAATTAGGTAATATTGAAATATTAAATGATGAAAATAAATTAGATAAATATATATTTATTAATAAATTTCCGTGCGAAAATAATAAAATAAATAACTATTTATTACAATATAAAAAAGAGTTAATAGAAAGAAAAATAAAAAAATTTAATGAAAATAATTGGTTTGAATGGGGCTGGAACTGTTTAAAAATTTAATCATAAATATTAATAAGTTTATATTTTCTAATATAATTATTATTAAAATGATATAAGGATTATTACATATTAGTATATGTAATATAGACTATGCATCAGGTCT